TTTGTTTTTTGCTATAAATATATTTGATTGCCTTCGGGGATCACAAAACACAAACTCGCTTTTATAGGAGCTACCATAATGAGAACATTAGCACACTACGGTGCTGCGGATCTGGATCGCTTTGTCCGCGACATTGATAAGCATTCAATTGGATTGAATGAATGGTTTGATAAGCAACTCTCCACTACGGAAGACATTAATTATCCACCTTACAACCTAGTTAAAGTAAACGACAATACTTATACTCTAGAACTGGCACTCGCTGGATTCAGTAGTAACGAAGTTAAAGCATACACTGAGTCAGGTCAACTGTTTGTAGAGGCAGCAAAGGAAGATACAGTAGAACGAGAGTACGTTCATCGTGGTCTTGCCCTACGCTCTTTCAAACGCGCCTGGACGCTCTCTGAAGACGTTGAGGTAAGCAATGTAGAGTTCGTTGACGGCATCCTGTCTGTGGTTTTAGACCGTATTGTTCCAGAGAAACACCAGAAGAAACTCTGGTTCGGTGCAGACTAAATAATCCATATCGTCGCCGCAGGGGTGCTACTGGCAAAATCCAGTGGACACCCCTCTTTTTTTGTGCTATGATATCCCTGATAGGAGGACTGTATGACTAAGAAGTCAAAGACCAAGAAAGATAACAAAGGTCGTGAGGAAACTTGGGAGTGGGAAGAAACTTCTGAAGTAAAGGAAGCAATCGCTAAACTCCACAAGACGATCTACGAATTGGAACTAAACGCACCTGATTATGGAGTTGGCAAATGAATGAAGACGCAAACTGTAAGATTCTATACATGTCTAGTGGTCTGATTCTGATCAGTCAAATTGATGAAGTGACCTCTGAATTGGGATCACCTGACTGTAAACTGACAGAACCATTCGTCATCAATGAGGATGGAACTCTATCTCCATGGTTGGTTGACCTGACTAATCAGAATACATTTATGATTCATTCGGATAAGGTCTTGACTATCGCTGAACCAACTGGTAAACTCAAAGATAAGTACGAAGGATTGCTGAAGTGAGGTTTTACACCAACGTCCAGATGATTGGCAACAATTTTCTGTTTCGTGGATATGAGAATGGAAGAAAGGTATCATATAAGGAAGAGTTTCAACCCACACTTTATGTAAAATCAAAGAAAGATAGTAAGTGGAAAACACTTGAAGGAGATCATGTAGAACCGATTCAACCTGGGTCGGTTCGTGATTGTCGTGAATTCTATCGTAAGTATGATGACATTGACGGATTTAAAATCTACGGTCAAGACAGATTCCTTTATCAATACATCTCGGATAAGTATCCAGAGGATGAGATTAAGTTTGATATCTCAAATATTAATCTTGTAACTATTGATATTGAGGTTCAGGCAGAGCACGGATTTCCAGATCCAGAATCTTGTTCTGAAGAGATGTTGACTATCTCTATTCAAGATTATAATACTAAAAAGATTACAACCTGGGGTCGTCATCAGTATGTTCCTACACAGGCAAATGTAACCTATCATCACTTCTCGGAAGAAGTTGCGATGCTAGAAGCATTCCTCTATTGGTGGCAACAGAATACACCTGATGTGGTGACTGGTTGGAACTGTCGTCTGTATGATATCCCTTATATGTGTGGGCGCATCACCCGTATTATGGGCGAGAAGAAGATGAAGCAACTTTCCCCATGGGGATTGGTTACTCACGAAGAGATTCAAATCTCTGGTCGTCAGTTTAATATCTTTGACCTTCAAGGTGTCGCCACCCTTGACTACCTGGAACTTTATAAGAAGTTTACTTATAAGGCACAGGAATCCTATCGTTTGGATTATATTGCCGAGGTAGAACTGGGTCAGAAGAAACTGGATCATAGTGAGTTTGATACCTTTCGTGACTTCTATCGTGGTAACTGGAAGAAGTTTGTAGATTACAACATCGTTGACGTGGAACTTGTTGACCGAATGGAAGACAAGATGAAATTGATTGAGTTGGCACTCACGATGGCATATACTGCCAAGGTGAACTACAATGATGTAATGTTCCAGGTTCGTATGTGGGACACCATCATCTACAACTATCTGAAGAAGAGGAACATTGTTATTCCTCCTAGAGATAGGTCTGATAAGAGTGAAAAGTATGCTGGAGCATATGTAAAAGAACCTAAACCAGGTAAGTATGATTGGGTCGTGTCTTTTGACCTTAACTCTCTGTATCCTCACTTGATGATGCAGTATAATATTTCACCTGAAACTTTGATTGAGGAGAAGCATCCATCAGTTACTGTTGATAAAATTCTCAATAAAGAACTTACCTTTGAGATGTATAAGGACTATTCTGTATGTGCCAATGGTGCCATGTACAGAAAGGACATTAAGGGTTTCCTACCTGAATTGATGGAGAAGATGTATGCTGAACGAGTCATCTTTAAGAAACGAATGCTTACTGCCAAGCAGCAGTACGAGAAGACGCCTACTGTGGCACTTGAAAAGGAAATCGCTAGATGTAACAACATTCAAATGGCGAAGAAGATTGCTCTTAATAGTGCTTATGGCGCTATCGGTAATCAATATTTCAGGTACTTTAAGTTAGCAAACGCTGAAGCAATTACGCTTTCTGGGCAAACTTCTATCCGTTGGATTGAGAACCGTGTGAATGAGTATATAAATAACTTGCTCAAAACAAATAGTATCGATTATGTTATCGCATCCGATACTGACTCAATCTATATTAATTTCGGACCTCTTGTTGATAAATTTTATAGTAGTCGTATTAGCGAAACGACTAAACTTGTGGAAATCATTAATACGATCTGTGAAGAGAAGTTGGAACCGTTCATCGAATCCTCTTATCAAGACCTTGCGACGTATGTGAATGCTTACGAGCAGAAGATGCAGATGAAGCGGGAGAACATCGCTGAACGTGGTATTTGGACTGCTAAGAAGAGATATATCCTCAATGTTTGGGACAGTGAGGGTGTGCGGTATGAAGAACCTAAATTGAAAATGATGGGCATTGAGGCGGTTAAGTCGTCTACTCCTGCTCCCTGTAGGAAGATGATTAAAGATGCCTTACATCTAATGATGAGTGGCACAGAAGATGAAGTGATTGACTTTATTGATGATGCTAGGGTGAAGTTTAGGAAGATGTCCCCAGAAGAGATTGCTTTCCCAAGGTCAATCTCTGATGTGAATAAACATAAGAACCATGCTACAATCTATGGAAAAGGTTGTCCCATGCATGTTCGTGGTGCTTTACTCTATAATTACTATATAAAGGAGAAGGGATTGACAAACAAGTATTCTCTTATCAATAATGGTGAGAAGATTAAGTTTGTCGCATTGAAAAAGGCAAATCCAATCAGAGAGAATGTAATATCTTTCATCTCGGATTTCCCTCATGAGTTGGGTCTTGACAAGTATATCGATTATGATTTACAATTCAACAAGGCATTTTTAGAACCTGTAAAGGTCATACTTGACGCCATTGGATGGAACGTTGAGAAAGTTGTAAACCTAGAACTATTTTTTGGATAATGGATTTCCTCAAAGATATTGTAAAAGAGATTGGAGATGACTACACAAAACTCGCAGCAGACATCGATGATACCGAAACGTTTGTGGACACGGGTTCTTACATTTTTAATTCACTGGTCTCAGGTAGCGTATTTGGTGGTGTTTCTGGGAATAAGATTACTGCCATTGCTGGGGAGTCTTCTACTGGCAAAACTTTCTTCTCTCTCGCCGTTGTCAAAAATTTCCTTGATTCTAACCCTGACGGGTATTGTTTATATTTTGACACTGAAGCCGCTGTTAATAAAAATCTTATCGCAAGTCGGGGTATTGACCTCCAACGGTTTGTCGTTGTCAATGTTGTAACCATTGAAGAGTTCCGCACCAAGGCACTCAAAGCGGTAGACATTTATCTTAAAACCCCGATAGAGGATCGCAAACCATGTATGTTTGTGCTAGACTCATTGGGGATGCTTTCCACGGAGAAAGAAATTAGAGATGCTCTTGACGACAAACAGGTTCGCGACATGACCAAATCGCAACTTGTCAAGGGTGCTTTCAGGATGCTTACCTTGAAACTTGGTCAAGCAAATATTCCACTCTTAGTAACAAACCACACCTACGATGTCATCGGAACTTATGTCCCTACTAAGGAAATGGGAGGCGGCAGTGGCCTCAAGTATGCCGCGTCTACGATCATTTATCTCAGCAAGAAAAAAGAAAAGGATGGAACGGAAATTGTCGGAAATCTTATCAAGGCTAAGACGCACAAGTCGCGTTTAAGTAAGGAGAACAAGGATGTTACTATACGTCTTTATTACGATGAGCGTGGTCTTGATCGATATTATGGTCTTCTTGAACTCGGTGAGATTGGCGGACTTTGGAAAAATGTAGCAGGTCGTTATGAGATTGATGGTAAGAAAGTGTATGCCAAAGCGATTCTGAAAGATCCTGAAACATACTTTACTGAGGAGGTTATGGAAAAGTTGGATGCTATTGCTAGGGAGGAGTTTTCTTACGGTTCATGAATGTACTTGACTTTGTTCTAAAAATTGATAATGTACTACCTGATAATATATGTGATGAACTAATTAAACTCTTTGAAGAAAGTGAACATAAAGATAGATTAGAAAGGGAAGGATATCCAAACTGGACTAATCTTTTTATTTGTAATCACCATCCTAAAGCAGAAGAAAAACTCAACAACGTATACTTAGCAGTTGCTCGTAAGTATCAGGAATGGTTAGGCGAGTATGGACTTTACTTCAATACAAGAGACTTTGACTTTGAAGGTTCTAATATAAAAAAGTATGTTGGTGGAACCGATGATGTATACAAGAGACATGCTGATGTAGGATGTGTTGGTACAAGTCGGAGATTTGTTGCAATGTTATTCTATCTCAATGACGATTTTGAAGGTGGAGAGACTATCTTTTATCCTGAAATGTCAATTAGACCCAAGAAAGGATCTGTGATAGTATTTCCTCCGTACTGGATGTTTCCTCATGAAGGCACCCCTGTAATCAAGGGTGAGAAATACATCATGTCAACATATTGTCTTTGGAATCATAAAGGAATTTAGAATGGACAAGATTGAGTTTTTAATTTTGAGAAACCTTCTTCACAATGAAGAGTTTTGGAGAAAGGTTATCCCTTTTGTGAAGTCTGAATATTTTGAAGATAGTAATCAAAAAATTGTATACGAGGAGATTCAGTCTTTTGTTACTCAATACAATGATATTCCTACCAAAGAGGTTTTGAACATTGAGGTTGAGAAACGCAATGATATCAATGAGCAGGTTTTTCAGCAGATTTCAAAAGTCATCAGTTGTCTTGATAGTGAACCTGTTGACCTAGAATGGTTGATGGATACCACTGAAAAATGGTGTCGTGATCGTGCTATATATCTGGCACTCCTTCAGTCAATTGGTATCGCTGATGGGAATGATGAGAAAAGAACAGCTGATGCTATTCCTTCAATTTTGTCGGAAGCTCTTGCTGTCTCTTTTGATAATCACATTGGACATGATTACCTAGAAGATTACGAAGAGAGATATGATTCCTACAACAGGAAAGAATCCAGGATTCCGTTTGACCTTGAATTCTTTAACAGGATTACCAAAGGTGGTCTTCCTAATAAAACACTCAATATTGCTCTTGCTGGCACTGGTGTTGGCAAGTCTTTGTTTATGTGTCATATGGCTTCTGCTGTTCTACTTCAGAATAAAAACGTATTGTATATTACTGCTGAGATGGCTGAGGAGAAGATTGCGGAACGTATTGACGCAAATCTTTTGAATGTAAATATTCAAGATCTTGCTGATCTTCCCAAACAAATGTTTGAGAGTAAAGTTAATAACGTTGCTCAAAAGACACAGGGAACTCTTATAATTAAAGAATACGCAACGGCATCAGCACATGCTGGACACTTTAGGTCACTTCTTAATGAACTTGCACTTAAGAAGTCATTTAGACCTGATATTATTTTTATTGATTACCTT